GAACTGATCCGGGTGGTGGTGGGTGTAGACCCGTCCGGTTCTGCGAACGGTGACGCTTGCGGTATAATTGGGGCAGGCGTTGCCCGAAACAATCACCACTACACGTTGGAAGATAACAGCATCCAGGGCAGCCCGGACATGTGGGCGCGCGAAGCCTGCAAGACGTATCACAAACTCAAAGCGGATGTAATGGTCGCTGAAAAAAACTATGGCGGTGAGATGGTTGAAAAGGTGATCCGGGATACCGACCCGACTGTGAATGTCAAACTTGTATCAGCCACGCGCGGCAAGGCGATCCGGGCGGAACCGATAAGCGCATTGACCGAACGCGGCGAAGATCATCTGGTCGGTAATTTCCCGGCGTTGGAAGATGAATTATGTCTGTGGGTACAGGGCGACAAAAGCCCGAACCGGTTGGATGCAAAAGTTTGGGCTGACACGGAACTGAAAAGTGGCAGTGTAATCGGCACAATGCCAGACCCGTTCGAGTAAACGGGAAGGAGTAAGTGAGATGGGACTGAAATCATGGGTATTAGATTGGTTGGGGATTGAGGGGACGGATTCCGTCAGGCGCGAACGAGTAGAGCGGCTTGAAGAATTCCGCGAATACTACGAAGGCAAGCAGAAAAAGCAACTCCGCGTCAAGCCGAATAAGTTTGACGATAACCTGACAATCAACCTGTGCGGCCTGATTGTGGACAAGGCCGTCTCAGCCCTGGTTGGTGATCCCGCTGACGGGCGTGGTCTGACCTGGACGTTCCCAAGCGAAACAGACGGGACGAAATCGAAGGGTGTCCAGTGGCTCGATGCACAATGGGAAGCGGTCAACCGCGACCAGTGGCTGCACAAAAACGCGCTGGGGGGTGCGCAGTCTGGCTCACCGATTGTAAAGTTGGTCCCGAATGGCACGGGCCGGGTAAAGCTGGTCAATCTTGACCCCTGTACCGTGACCGTTGAAACCGACCCGCAAGACCGGGATAAGGTAACGGCCTATGTAATCGCGTACAGGGTTACAGAGAGCGGGAAGGAAGTGCATTATCGCGAGACAACCAACCCGTTCGCGCTTGACGAAAACAGCCTGCCCACTTCATGGCTGATTACGCTCGAAAAGAAAACGGGGGGCAAGAAGTGGGAAACCGTAGGAACGCCGATAAAATGGGAATACCCATTCCCGCATATTTTAGACTGGCAGAATCTTCCACGAACCGACTCTCGTGATGGACGGTCAGACATCGAAGCGATTATCGGCATTCAGGATCGGTACAATTTCCTCGTGTCAAATATCAGCAAAATTATCAGGCTGTTCGCCCATCCGCAGCGATACGGGAAGAACTTGTCTACGCAGATGACAATTGACCCAAAAACTGGACAATCTGAATTCCTGATGGGACCAGACGAAATGCCGATGTTCAACGGCGAAGGCGAGATAAGCCAACTTCCACCCGTTGGCGATCTGCCGGGCGCGATGCTGTTTTTGCAATCTCTGCGCGAGTCGGCATTTATGCTATCGCGCGAAGTGGACACGATGAGCATGAAGGATAGAGTTGGGGCGATCACGAACTTCGCCCTGCGCGTGTTGTACCGCGATTTTCTGGATAAGTTGGGGACAAAAAGGCTTTTGTACGGGAATGCTTACCAAGAACTCAACCGGCGTATGCTGGTACTCGGCGGCTATGAGCCGGAGACATGCATTATCAACTGGCCTGACCCGCTGCCGGTCAACGAGCAGGAAGAAACCACCGCGCTGCAAGCCGACATGAATATGGGCATTGTGGACAAACAGACCGCCGCCGAAGCGCGCGGGTATGATTGGGAAAAGGTACAGGAGCGGATGCTGGCGGAAAAAACCGCTTCCGGGAATGTCGGCGCGGAGTTGCTCAACCAATTTCTAAAGACAGGCAATGCCCGATAACCCCCTACTCGCCCAAGTCTCAAAATACCGCGCCAGGTTGGATAAGCAAAACGCGGCTGACCTTGACCGGCTCATAAACGCCTACGGTCTCATGTCGGCGCGCCTCAAGGACAAAGTAGATTTACTGCTGCTCGAAATCGAACGCAACCCGAACGCGAATATTACGCAGATGCGCCGGTACAATGACCTGGTAGATGCGCTCAATTCCGAATTCGCCCGGTACGATGCTTATCTCGAAACCGAACTACAAAGGATAACCACCGAAGCGCAATCACAGGCGCGGCTTGACTCCGCTGCCCTGATTGCCGCCGCTTTACTCCTGCGCGGCCTGCCGGTCAAGCCCGCCCAAGTGCCGCAGTCCTCCGTAATCCCCGAAGTGCTGGCCGAAGGATCCGCGGCGTGGAAGCGGCTGCATGAACTCGCACCGCTGCAAGCGCAGACAATCATTGACAACCTGCTCAAAGGGATAAACAGTGGTTACGGGTACGAGAAACTTGGCAGGCTGATTGTGGACGACCTGGGGCTGGGGCTGTCAGATGCAATGAGATGGGCGCGGACAATCCAGATGGAAGCGTACCGCGAGACCAGCCACAACACGATGCTAGAGAATTCGAACATTGTAGACGGCTGGACATGGTGGGCGCAGGTGGATGACAGAACGTGCGAAAGTTGCGCGGAGAATCACGGAACATTCCACGAAGCGGGTGAAAGCCTTACTGACCTGACGGCGCATATCTGGAATTGTCGCTGCGTGGAACTCCCCCATGTTATCGGCGACGACAACCCGGTGACGAATGAGCCGATTGAGTGAAAGGAATCCCTGTGAACGTATCAACTTATATTCTTAACTACTTGGTAAATCAAGGAGTTACAACGATTTTTGGAATTCAGGGAGGATTTATCGCGCCGCTGTTTGACGCCTTCCACGGGCGGACAGACATAAAATACATCTGTACCCAGCATGAGCAGGCCGCGGCAATGGCGGCGGATGGGTATGCACGCTTCAAGGGCTTGGGTTGCGCGATTGCCACCAGTGGACCCGGGGCGACCAATCTCATCACCGGGATTGGCGCGTCGTGGTTTGACTCCATCCCCGTGATCTACATCACCGGGCAGGTTCCGACCTATGAGGCGCGCGGCAAGTCTGGCGTGAGACAGCGCGGCTTTCAAGAGACGGACATTGTGAGCATTGTCAGGCCAATCACGAAATTGGCGCGGCAGGTTACAGATGCCGGCAATATTCAATTTGCGCTCGAACAGGCCGCGTGGTTGGCTCAGTCTGGGCGTCCTGGGCCTGTTCTGCTCGACATTCCGATGGACGTACTCCGCGCCGAAGTTCCTGACGATTTGTTGCAATTTTCGCCACCCGCTTATTCTGGTGTTGACATAAGCGTACAGGTGTCCGAGACGGTTGAATTGATTGCACAGGCGAAGCGTCCAGTTATCATTTACGGACAAGGTGCGCGTCGCGCGCGGGCGGAACTACTGCAATTCATTGAAAAGACTGGCGTTCCTTGTTTACCGTCCTGGGCGGCGCTTGACCTGATACCGCACAATCACCCGCTATTTGTTGGGACAATGGGCGTGTACGGATGCCGGGCGGGGAATCTGGCGGTACAGAACGCGGATCTGATAATTGCTATTGGTACGCGACTGGACGGGCGCATGACGGGCAGTAGGGGTTTTGCGCCGAACGCGGTCAAAATAGTTTGCGATATTGACATCCACGAAGCGCTGAAATGCACGCCGGACGTGATGGTTATCGCAGACGCGGGCGAATTCTTGAGGGCGATAAATAAGGCGTTGCATGACAATCTGCGCGCCATCCCGTTCAATGAATATTCACTTTGGAAACGCCACATTGCCGCATGGAAACTCAAATATCCGATGGTTGACACGGTTGACACCAAGAAGATCGTCCCGTTGCAATTCATTCGCCAACTCTGCGTCCTGCTCCCGGATGACGCGATCATTGTCACCGACTCCGGGGCGAACCTGTCCTGGGCGCAACAGGCGATGACAATCCGTGGCAATCAGCGGACATTCTCGGACTTCGGTTTTTCCGCGATGGGCTACGCCCTGCCCGCCGCGATCGGCGCGCACTACGCAACGGGCAAGCCGATAATTGCCATCACTGGTGACGGCGGGATGCAGATGAACATCCAGGAATTGCAGACGCTGGCGCATTACAATATTCCGGTAAAGGTGTTCATCCTGAATAATCATTCCTACGGGATTATCAAGCAATTCCAGGAAGAACTGTACGAAAGCCGGTACGAAGCAACGGACGAAGCGGGCGGGTATTCCTCCCCGGATTTTCAGCGGGTTGCGGCTGCCTATGGGATTCGGTGCTTGCGCATACTGAATAATACAGTGGCAGGATGGATGTCTGCTGAGGCGCTCAAGTATCCTGGCCCGTGCGTCTGTGACGTTGACATTGACCCCGCCGCGCGTATTTTTCCGAAGGTGCAATTCGGGAATGCGCTCGATAATCAGTCGCCGCTATTGCAGGAAAGCGAACACGCGGAGAATATGCGCAATGAATAGAATAGGCGTAAGACTCACTTATTATCCAGCGTATGCGCATCCATTTGATATTAGCTGTAATTTCGGACGAACCAGAGAGGAAAACTTAAAAATATGCTGGAACGCGATGATTGCTGTTTGCAAAAAGCGACTGGTCTTGTCTCCAACAAAAGATGATTACAAGAACGGCAATCTGCGAGTAGAGTTTTATTCGGAGTCGTAAACAATGACAACAAAAAAATGGCGTCAGAAATCAGAAATGTACAAACAATTCTGTCAGCCAGAATTCAAGGGCGATTTCTCTGAAAAAATGGCAGAGGAGTTATTCATACTTGAAAGCACCGGAAAAGGAGGGGTGTCTATTAATAATGGGTATGCTCAAGGGAAAAAATGGATGGATGTTACCATTGCGATGTGGAAACACGACATTCCGATAGGGCTGATAAGCAAAGAAGAATTATATGAGGATTTTCCGAAAGTATGGGTAGACGGTGTTGTCGGGAACGTGAAGTTTTCAATAAGCGCATATTTGGAAGCATTTAAATGACTAGCGCCGAAGTCCTAAAGATATTCAAGCGGCAATTCAAGCGCTGGTCATATATGGTCGAGCGTTACGGCTGGGCGTATACTGTTTATTATCACAATTCGTCTGAGGACATGCCAGAACAGTTTAACTATGAATGCGCCGCCGGAACTACTGCGGACTTCAAATACCTACATGCCAGCATTCACGTCAATTTGCGGCAATGCGTAGATTTAGACGAACACGAAATCGAGTACATTGCCATCCATGAATTGACTCATTTACTCGTTTCCCCGCTGCAAGAAAGCTCCGAGCCAACCCCGCTTGAATATACCGTAACGTCTATCGCGCGCATATTTCAGGGCTTGAGAAAATGACGCAACTTGAGCGGCTGATAGCCCGCGTCGTGCAATTCGTGGAGGATTCGCAGAACAAAATCATTACTATAACAGTAGTGGTTGATGGTCATGGCGTTCCTGTAGGATGGAACATATCTCAAGCAGATGCGGAATATTTGCAACTTGACTCTAAAAATGTGGTAAAATAATGGGTAGTTATGTCAAAAAAACCAAGAAATCTGCAGTCTGTTTTGTGGTCAAGAGATATTTCCAATCTCGACCTCCAAAGGGACAAAAATTATATTGTCCACCAAGTTTTGATGTATGGATCCCTAAAGGATATTTCTTGGCTTAAGCAAACTTACAAAAAAACTACATTAAAAATATCTTTATAAATGAACCGCGAAAACTTTATACAGAATCTAGCTTCAATTTTGTCAAAAATTATCTCCTTAACATTTCTGAACAGCTAAATAAAGCTTACTATGTCAAAAATCTACCCAGAAATATTAGACCGTAAAAGACAGCAAATCTTTTACAGTTTTAGAAAAGTTTCGACTAAATATGATTTAGCATCTAATAAAGTACACACAATCGGCAGGCGTGGCGAATGGAAAGATTATGTTGATCTCTTTTTTCTTTTAAAACAAGGGAGATTAAATATCCAACGAATGATCAAGGAAACTGAAAAAAGATTTAGCGACGAATTCAATGAAAAACTATTCTGGGAACAACTTATTTATTGGGATGATATAAAAGATTTCGAAATTGAATTTATTGGAAAACCAACACCCAGAGAAGAAATCCAAGAATACTTCAAGAAACTAACAAAAAATCGCCTTTCAAAAATTTAAGTTTTTAATCTCCATTGCCAATATTTGTAATAAGCAATTGGAAAGTGGAGTGACGAAAAAAGACACCAGATAAATCCCCGCATCCCGTCCAGAAAACCCTTGTGTCTAAAATAAAGGTTTAAAAACACCAAAAAAGGTCTAATGAAGGAGAAGAAAAAAAGGGTAAAAATATTTTTGGGAAGCCTTTGTTCTTTAAATTCCGCTGCCTTTAAGTCCGTATAGCGGTTGAGCCGAGACAAATATCGTTCAAGCGTCGGTAAATCGTGGTGTTCCAGGTTGTTGGCTAACCAGGCCACTTCACCGTCCACCTCTATTTGTTCGTGAACGCTAATCTGGGGAAAACGAGCCTTGCCTTTTTTGACAAGCCTGATGACTCCGTCAGGATAGACTCCCGCATACCGGAGAGGTTTTCCTAAAAAATAGTTCAAACGAGGAACAAAAAAGGCAATCACCTCCCCGGTGTCTTTGCCGATCTTTCCGTCCCTCTGCTCTACCAGTTTTTGATGACGAATAAAAAGTTCGGGAGGAGCTTTCGGCTGCTTGTTAAAAGTGACGAGCCGTCTAATCTCGTTTGCCAACTTGCTCGTAACGACTTCATCGGCATCGAGCTGGAGTATCCAGTCTCCCGTTGCTTTCTCAAGTGCCTTTTGTTTAGTGATATGAAAAACATCATGGTGTGGTTCTAGATAAACTTTGGCCCCATATTTTTTGGCTATTTCTCTGGTTTTATCAGTCGAATACTCATCAACCACAATAATTTCATCGGCAATTGCCTTGATCGATTCGAGACAAGGGCCGATATTTTTTTCTTCGTTTCTTGTAGCCAGAACTACCGATAATTTAGACATCTTAGTTGGCGACCGCCTCGAAATATAAGTATCCATTCGAACCGTATATCTTTTTAACGATGTTTGCCTCGGCAGGAATTTCTTCATCCGTGCCTATAATTAAAGCATTCGGATTTTCCGGCCTTATTTTATCAAAATCGACCGTCTCAAAATGAAATTTGTCAAAATCCCTGACCGTTGAGAACCCGAACCTATCTCTTGGGGTCAAGACATGACCCGACTGAAATCTTTCGGGGGAGAATTTTAAGGAATAACCGTCTGCGCCGTAAAAAAGAAGAAGAATATACGGCTGGTCGTATCTATCGGTAATCCAGATTTTTTGATACCTGTCTCCATTTTCCTTTACATAAGCCGCTAACTCTTTGACTCCGTATTGAGAAGAGAATGGGTATTCTTTGGCCAGATGCACCCAGTACATATGTTCATATCGTAGGAAATTCCACAATATGAGAATGGCCAACAACCAATGACTAATAACCAATAATTTCTTACTTTCCTGATTCCTTAACCAAGACAAAATTGTTACTAAACCGTAAGCACTAATAATTGTCAGGGGAATAACCATGTTTTGGGCCCGAAGCGCATGGGGAGATTGGAAAGTAAGGGCCGCTGCAAACGGTGCAATCAAAAGCCACCATAAAACAAGACTCCAATTTTTAGTATTTTTGGCGATGGCAAAAAGGCTTACGGCAATAAATAGCAGGTCGATTAGATAAAGCACGCCTGTTTCCGGCACTTTATTTCTTTGGATATCGTCTCCCGAAAGAAAAAGAAATTCCCCCCAAAAATGCTCGGCCCAGTTTTGGCCAAAAGCCAGTCCGTAATTAACGGCTTTGTTGTGCAGAATCTTTGCCCCGAGGCTTTGGAAATCAGAGTGCTCTCCCCTCTGCTCGTTAATTCTCGATAAAGGACCCGTGTCGGCAAAAAGCCCAACCCCCGCCGCCCTTGAAACGACTGCTCCTTTTGTCATATCTCTCGCTAATGGGAATAAAAGAATAACTCCCACGGCAACTGCCA